TTTATTACGAGTCAGGAAAGAGTGCTAAAGAATCTGCTGAAAAATTGTTTAAAAAATATTTAAAAGGTTTAGAAAATGCCAAATAGACTATTAAAAGAAGGGATTGTTGATTCATCATTAATTGACAATTTAACTGCTGAAGAAGAAGTATTTTTCTATAGATTGCTTGTTGTTTCTGATGACTTTGGTCGTATGGATGCTAGAACTGCAATTCTGAAATCAAGATGTTTCCCGTTGAAAGAATTTAAGTCAGAAAAGATTGATGGCTGGATGCGGTCACTTGTCAGACATGGGTTAGTCACTATGTACCAAGTTGATGGCAAACCTTATTTACAAATTCTTAAATGGGAACAAAGGGTTAGAAGCAAAGGCAAGTATCCGTCACCAGATGGTTCTCAACCGATTGACATTGTGCTTACAAATGACAGCGAATTGCTGACAGATGACGGCTTGGGTAAGGGGTTGGGTAAGGGAAAGGGTAATGGGTGTAGCAGGGCTACTAGGTTATCAACAGATTTTGAATTGCCATTAGATTGGATTGATTTCTGCAAAACAGAAAGACCAGACTTAGACCCTAAGAAAACCTTTGCTGAGTTTAAAGACCATTGGATAGCGCAAGCTGGTTCTAAAGGTGTAAAGTCAGATTGGACTGCAACTTGGAGAAATTGGGTAAGAAGGACTTTTACTAAAAATGTAGCTATACAAGTTAAATCTGACAAAGTAGACATCTTTGCACCTGTGAGGTCATTATGATTGGTCATATGGAAGTCATTCAGAATTTACCTGTAATCGACAGCATTATCATTTTTATAGGTAAAAAGCCATCTTGGTATGTCCCTACAGACTTTAATCCTAAAGCTGATAAAGTAGGTCTAATCTACACAGAAGCAAGCAGACCTAAGAATAACGACTTATGGTTTATTAAAAACAAGAATATCCAGCTACTGCATGGAAACAATGCAACTGACGAGATGTATGCAAAATGGTATGTAGAGTGCATTAATTGCAAGGCTAAATCTCTAGTAGCTGTAGATTCAGAAGGTGAAATTTATGTTAATTGACAATCACAATATCAACTTACAACAGTATTCCGATTACTCAGTTATCCGCAATCAGGTTAATGAGAAGTCTGAGTTTAAAGACGAGTTGGTTAAATACTTTGAAGAACGCAAGCATGGAATCATTGGTGATAAGTTACCTTGGAAGTCTACCCATCAGAAACTAGCATTTAGAAAGAAAGAAGTAACTGTATTTGCTGGTAGCAACGGTTCTGGCAAGTCGCTAATCCTTGGACAAATAGCCTTAGAGTTTGTGGACAACGGTGCTAAGGTATTGGTAGCTTCTTTAGAGATGCCACCAGTAACGACATTGGCTAGGATGACCAGACAGGCTATCGGTCAAAACTTCCCAAGTGAAGCACAAATTGACCAGTTTATGCAATGGAAGCTAGACCAGTTCTACTTGTATAACCATGTAGGTAGCTTAGACCAATGGCAAGTAATCGCTTTATGTCGTTATGCAGCTTTAGAGTTGGGATGTAGCCACATTGTTATTGACTCGTTGATGAAGTGTACTCGTGGCGAAACTGATTACGACGGTCAGAAAGACTTTATTAATCAGCTATGCGAAGTAGCTAAGGAAGTTGATATTCATGTATTGCTAGTCCACCATGTCCGCAAAAGCAATGACGAGAATCACGAAGCTGGTAAGTTTGACTTGAAGGGTTCTGGTTCAATCTCAGACCTTGCAGACAATGTGTTGATTATTAACAGAAACCGTAAGAAAGAAAGAGAAACCTACAACAATCATGGGATGGCTGATAACACCGTACCTGATGCTGTTGTAGTTGTATCTAAGGTTCGTAACGGTGACTGGGAAGGCATTATTCCATTGTTCTTTGAGAAACATAGTCAGCAATACACAGAAATAGCGCATGAACCAGTTAAACGATACTTATAGCGAGGAACACAGACATAACTGTGAAATCAACTGGTTATCAAAATTACCGTTGCAATTAAGACGAGAGTATTTAGTTTTAGTGGAACAAAAGAGAAATAAGCAAGCAAGAGATAGATTAGAGAAAGGTTTATGGGAAAAATGGTTACAAAAGAAGAATTATTAGATTTGTTTGAGTATAAAGATGGAAATTTGTATTGGAAGAAACCAAGAAAGGGTACTTTAAAAAATAAAAAAGCTGGGTATTTGTCAATCAAATACATTGTAGTAATGATTAATGGAAAAAATTATATGTTACATAGATTGGTTTTTTTAATGTTTAATGGTTATTTGCCTGAATTGATTGACCATAAAGATGGTAACCCCTTAAACAATAGGGTAGAAAATTTGCGAGAAGCATCAAAATCAGAAAACAGTTGCAATGCTAAAGCAAGGTCTACAAACAGTACAAACATTAAAAATGTAGTTTTTGTTAAAGAAAAGAAAAAGTATAAAGTTCAAATTTCAAAAGATTCAAAGTATATATTTATTGGTTATTTTGATAACATAAAACTAGCGGAAGTAGCTGCAATCAAGGCTAGACAGAAATATCACAAACAGTTTGCAAGGGTTTAATATGGAACAACAGATAGATATTTTTAAATGCTTGGATTTTCTTAGAGATAACGCTGAGAAGTATGCGATAGCTAAAGCCAATGTAACTTACCTTACAGAGTATAGAAAGACTATCAAGGCGGAGATTATGAATCAGTCAATGGCTAAGACTGAGAGTGCCAAAGAATCAGAAGCGTATGCTAGTCAGAAGTATAAAGACCACCTAGAACTGCTTAAACAAGCCATAGTTGAGTTTGAACACATTAGATGGTTAATGCTAGGCGCAGAGGTAAAAGCAGAGGTCTGGCGGTCATTGGAGAGTTCTAACAGGGTTATGGACAGGAGTGCGAGATGATGCGTAACCCTAACGCTTCACACATAGACTTTTCAGACTTACAGGGAGTTATTCCTGAGAACCCTAAGTGGCTACCATCTGACATAGATATGATTATGGAAAGAAAGGGCAAGTTCTTGCTATGTGAGTGGAAACGACAATGCGAGGAGTTTGGTGGTGGACAGAAGATTATGCTGAAATCCTTTGCCAAACACCCTGATTTCACAGTCCTGATTGTTAGAGGTGATACAGATAACGGAATGGATATAACTGAATTTTGGTTACTAGAAGGCGATAAGCTAAAGCCAAAAGGAAAATCGACAGATGACTTTAAATCATTTATTCTTAACTGGTATCGAGAAGTTGACGATAAAGATAAGTCCTTCTAAACGAATAGACGGTTACATTGTATGACAACTAAAGCGGAAAAAGAACATTATGACAAAGTTGCCAGACTTGGGTGCATATTATGTCGACATCTCGGTTACGGAGAAACTCCACCCCATTTGCATCATATTAGACGGGCAGGGAAACGAAGTAACGCACCCGTTGTGCCACTCTGCCCTTCGCACCACACTGGAGATATTGGAATCCATGGACTTGGTAGGAAAGCGTTTGAACGAAAATATGGGGTTACAGAAGAAGAATTGTTAGGATATACTTTGGACTTATTATGAATATGCACGAAAGACTCCTCAACTGGTCATACTATGTCACTATGTGGCTAGAAGACCCATCTCCAAAACAACCTAATACTTGTCGGTCATTTGAAAAGAATTACACAGCAGAACTAGGTCATGTTATGGAAGAAGATTATCCAAATATGCCAAGCATTGACTGGAAAGACGGAGAGTTAGTTGAGTCTTGCATGAAAGAGTTACCAGAACATCATAGAAGGGCATTAAAGGCTTTCTATATATCCCATCCATACCAGAGTAACCATGCAATCGCTAATTACCTTAGAACAACAGTAAAGAAGTTTGAGAATGACATACAAGAAGCCAGAAGCAGAATTAGCAAAGAAATCAATCGGAAACTATCAGGAAAAAAGGCTTTGTGATAACTGTAGGACACACAAACCAAGACATACTGGATACTTGCAAGTGTTCAACGATGGTCTTAATCAAAGATGGATATGTCTAAATTGTAAGGAAAAGTATACATATTAAAGTGATATGTATAAAAAAGTTGTTGGTTTTATAAAAATATAGTAAGATTTTCCTTGGAGAAGTGTTTTCTACACTTTTGCATTAATAGTGAGAAGTGATTTATCCCCTTGATTGGGGATTTTTTTTAGGATTTCTATGAAGATAACAGTCGGATTACTAGGCGGTAAGCCTATGATGGCAGAAGGCAAAGAAGGCGGTCTATTAGAGTCTGATGTATCTTCATGCCCTCTTGCTACACAAGATAAAGTAGTTAATGATGGCAACAAGCGCAAAGCGGTAGTAGTCGCTAACTACACAGACAAACCAGTAGCTAAATGTGCTGATTGCGAGTATTTTATTACATCTAAAGAAATGCCTACTTGTGGCATGGCTAAAGGTACAGGATTCTGCGATAAATTTGAATTCATGTGCAGCGATAAGAATGGCTGTACAGAATTTGAAGTAAAAGTAGCTGAAGAAGAAATGGAAGAAGAATATGAAGATGAATAAAAAGCAAGCCAAGATTGGCAAAGTAATGGGCGAATACAAAGAAGGTACATTGCACTCTGGTAAAGGTGGCAAAGTTGTTAAAAATCCTAAACAGGCTATTGCTATCGCTATTTCTGAAGCAGCTAAAACAGCTAAGTATAAGAAATAATGGTAACCGTAGAGATTAAGGGAGTGCCAACAGTATTCCCATCAATCTTAGAAAAAGAAGATTTCTTACTAGGTCTATATGCAGACTTGCTAGACTTAGCCATAGAATTACAGGTTAATCAAATAGAATTCATTACACATAGAGTATTTCATTAATCTGTTGTATCATTGATGCATCATCAACCAAGAACCGCAAGGATTGGAATGTTAGGCGCAAAACAAATTGAATTAGTATCTATTGATACATTAATACCTTATGCTAAAAATGCTAGAACCCATTCAGATGAACAGGTCGCACAAATAGCAGGGTCTATTAAGGAATTTGGATTTAATAATCCTGTCTTGGTAGATGCCGATAACTCAGTAATAGCTGGTCATGGAAGATTAATGGCAGCTAGAAAGCTAGGGCTAACAGAAGTCCCTGTTGTAAAATTACAACACTTAACAGAATCCCAAAGAAAAGCCTATGTATTAGCAGACAATAGAATCGCACTCAACTCAGGGTGGGATACTTCAATGCTTACATTAGAGTTGCAAGACTTAAAGGATGAAATAGACCTTTCTTTGTTAGGTTTTGATGCAGATGAACTTGATGCCATGCTGAATCCTATAGAGGAAACAGAAGGGCTGACAGACGAAGATGCTGTGCCTGAAGTGCCAGTAGAACCAAAAACAAAGCTAGGTGATATATATATCCTTGGAAATCATAGGCTTATGTGCGGTGATAGCACAAGCATTGATTCTGTAGAAAAGCTAATGGATGGTGATAAGGCTGATATGGTCTTTACTGACCCACCTTATGGAGTTGATTACAAAGGCATCAACAATGATTCAAGGGATGGATTAGAAGATTTATTAAGAGGTGCTTTTGCTAATTATTTAGCGGTATCTAAATCAGGTGCTTCTATATATTGCTTTCATTCAGATAGATGTGCTGATGTATTTCATACCGTATTTAGGGAATATTTCCACTTTAGCTCTATGATTATTTGGGCTAAAAATAGTTTAACTCTTAGCCAGACAGATTATCAAAGCCAACATGAACCATGCTTGTATGGATGGATGAATAATGGCTCTCATTCTTGGTATTCTGACAGGAAGCAGACTTCTGTATGGAAGTTTGATAAAGAAAGATTTGAAGGGCATACAACACCTAAACCTGTTGGATTGGTAGAGAAGGCAATTACCAACTCAAGCAAGGGCGGTGACATTATTATTGATTTATTTGGTGGCTCTGGTAGCACAATGATTGCTTCTGAGAAGATTGGAAGGCAAGCAAGAATCATGGAACTTGACCCTAAATACTGTGATGTCATAGTAAAGCGGTGGGAAGATTTCACAGGTAAGAAAGCAACTCTACTTTCGGAGTTAGAAAAGGAAGAATATGCAGGGTAAAGAGCATATTCCAACCGAGGAAACAAGAAAGCTAGTCCGAAGCCTAAGTGCTGTTGGCATTAGGTATGTTGATATAGCAAGCAAGCTAGACATTAGTGACGATACCCTTGTTAAGCACTATAAGAAGGATTTAGAAGATGGTCGTATAGATGCCAATGCTTCTATCGGCCAGACACTATTTCAACAGGCTAAGAACGGTAATACTTCTGCTGCGATATTCTGGTTAAAGACTAGGGCGCAATGGAAGGAAACAAACGCATTAGAAGTTTCGGGTGCTGACGGTGGGGTTATAAGGTTCGGATGGGAAGAATAATAGTCCCTTATAAGCCGAGGTCACCTCAATTAGCTATCCATGAGGCTTTGGAAGCTAATCGTTTTGTAGTGGCGGTGGCGCATCGAAGAATGGGTAAAACTGTTAGTGCTATTAATCACTTGATTAAATGCGCTGCATTAAACACTAAAGAGAACCCTAGATACGCTTATATAGCACCGACATACGGGCAAGCTAAACGAGTGGCATGGGATTACCTTTGTAAGTATGCAAGACCGTTTAATGGCACAGAGAATATATCTGAGTTAAGGGTGGACTTTGCTGGTCGTAGAATACAGTTATATGGTTCTGATAACCCTGATTCACTTCGAGGACAATACTTTGACGGTGTAATCCTAGATGAGATTGGTGACCAAAACCCTAAGATATGGACTGAAATCCTAAGACCTGCACTAGCTGACAGAATGGGCTGGTGTCTATTCATTGGTACACCTAAAGGACAAAACCACTTTAAAGACCTAAGAGATAGGGCTGAATCCGAAGAAGGGTGGAAGCTACTAGAGTTTAAGGCAAGCGAAACAAAAATAGTCCCAGAGTTAGAGTTAAAGGCTGCTAAAGCTGAAATGGGCGAAGATAAGTATCAGCAAGAGTTTGAGTGTTCATTCCATGCAGCAGTTGAGGGTTCTTACTACGGTAAGTTGCTTAATGACTTAGAAGCTGACGGCAAGATGTCGGTAGTGCCAAGAGATGATTTATGTAGGACTGTATGCGCTTGGGACTTAGGAATGAGTGATTCAACATCTATATGGGTAGCGCAGATAGCTGGGCAAGAAATAAGAATCATGGACTATGTAGAGAATCATGGTCAAGGTTTGGATTGGTATGTAAACTGGTTAAAAGAGAATAACTGGCAGACTGCAGAACAATTTTTACCGCATGATGTGCAAGTTAGGGATTTGGGAACAGGTAAGAGTAGACTTGAAACATTACAGCAGGCTGGGTTAAATGTGACTGTTATGCCAAGGTTATCCGTTGATGATGGTATTCAAGCTGTCAGACGAATGATTCCTAAATGCTGGTTTAATATGCCAAAAGTTAGACAGGGATTAGATTGTCTGCGAAACTACAGGCGAGAATATGACGAGAAAAGGTCTGTGTTCTTTGATAAGCCATTACATGACTGGGCTTCTCACGGTTCTGATGCCTTTAGATATTTAGCGGTAGGTATGGACACAGGTACTACATGGTCTAAGCCGATTAAGATTAATACTTCATGGATAGTGTAAATATGGATGACGGAAAACTAAAAGGCATATTAGAGTCAGAGATTGATAACAGTCTTGGCTTTATCGAAACAGAAACTACTGATGAACGCAGAAAAGCGTTGCAGTATTACAACAGAGAAGCCTATGGCAATGAGGTCGAAGGTCGTTCTTCTATTGTTACTGGTGAAGTAGCTGAGGTAGTTGATGGTGCATTGCCACAATTATTGAGAGTATTCACACAGTCTGATGAGATGGTACGCTTTGAACCTAAGTCTGCTGGTGACGAGGAAAAGGCTAAACAAGCTACTGAGTATGTTAACTGGGTGCTAAACCATGACAACGGTGGCGTAATCCTATTCCATAACTGGTTTAAGGATGCTTTGTTGCAGAAGAACGGTATCGTTAAGGTCTATTGGGATGAACAGACTGATGTAACTAAAGAGAAGTATCAGAACCTCAACGAAGAAGAATTAACGGTGCTTATGTCTGACCAAGAGGTCGAAGTCGTAAGTCAGGAAACTGAAGAAGTAGAGATGCCAGAGGGAATGAATGTTGACCCTATGACTGGTATGCCATTGCCACCTGTGTTTTCATACAGCGTTACATTAAAGCGCACTAAGAAGAACGGTAAGGCTATTGTTGAGAATGTCCCACCAGAGGAGTTCTTAATCTCTAAGAAGGCTAGAACGATTGCTGATGCACCTTTCGTAGCCCACAGAAAGCTAGTAACTCGTAGCGAATTAGTAGCTATGGGTTTCAAAAAGAAGATTATTGATACATTGCCTAGCTACTCAGACTTAACATATTCTGAGGAAAGAATTGCTAGATATGACCGTGGCGAGATGCCAGACGAACAGACAAGCCTAGACTTCTCTATGCAAGATGTAGAAGTGTATGAGTGCTACATTAAGACGGACTATGACGAAGATGGTATCGCTGAACTTCGTAAGGTGACTTATGCTGGTTCAGAGATTTTAGATAACGAAGAAGTAGACTTTGTACCATTCTGTTCAATTTGCCCTATTCCTATGCCACACAAGTTCTTTGGGCATAGCTTGGCAGACAGAACATTAGACCTACAGCTAATCAAGTCAACAGTAACTCGTCAGATTCTAGATAACTTATACCTAACTAATAACTCTCGTATGGGTGTTGTTGAAGGTCAAGTCAACCTAGACGATATGTTAACCGTTACTGCTGGTGGTATTGTGCGTATTAAGAATCCTAACGCAATCGTGCCATTGTCAGTACCGCCAACAGCAAGCCAGTCTTTCCCAATGTTGCAGTATCTCGACCAAGTACAGTCTAAGCGTACAGGCGTAAATGATGCACAACAAGGTTTAGACCCTAACATCCTACAGAACACGACAGCTACAGCAGTTGCAGCAATGCAGTCAGCGGCAGCAGGTAAAGTAGAGATGATTGCCCGTATCTTTGCTGAAACAGGCGTAAAAGACTTGTTTGAGAAGATTCTTCACTTGGTATGCAAGTATCAGGACAAAGAACGCATCATTCGTTTGAGAGGTAAGTACATCACTATTGACCCTAGAGAATGGGTGAACGGTTTCGACTTGTCTATCAATGTAGGATTGGGAACTGGCAACAAGCAAGAACAGATGGCTATGGTAGCTATGGTATTGCAGAAGCAAGAACAGATTCTAGGTACTCAAGGATTTAATAACCCATTGGTTACATTGACTCAGTATCGTGAAACTCTAGGTCGATTCATTGAAGCTGCTGGATATAAAGACAGTAGCGAGTTCTTCAAAGAAATTCCACCTGAGTTAGAAAAACAGATTGCTAACCCACAACCTCAGCAACCACCTGTAGACCCAGCAGTTCAGGCTTACATGGCGCAAGCACAGGCACAGATGCAGATTGACCAAGCCAAGGCACAGCAACAGATGCAACTAGACCAGCAGAAGGCGCAAGCTGATATGCAGTTGCAACAAGCTAAAGCACAGGCTGAGATTCAGCTAAAGCGTGAGAAGGCACAGGCAGACTTAGAATTAAAGACAGCAGAGTTCCAAGCAGAAGCCCAGTTAAAGGCTTTAAGCATGGGTGCTAATATAAGTAATTCACCAAATATACAAAGTCCAATATAATAATGACGAAAGCCCTAATAGCTGGACACTAAAAGGGCTTTCTAAACAAACCAACTATAAAGGAGTTGATATGTCTGAAGCAAGTTTAACAAAAGAATTAATTAACAGCGTTTTCTATTACAAAAACGGGTTTTTATTTTGGAAAGAAACAGTAGGTAAAAGAGGAAAAAAAGATACCATTGCTGGTGGTTTTGATAAAAAAGGATATGTTTGTGTTAAATACAATGGAAAAATGTATAAGGCACATAGATTAATTTTTATGATGCACTATGGATATATGCCAGAGTTCATAGACCATGAAGATGGAAACCCATCAAATAATTGTATAAGCAATTTAAGACCAGCAAGTTCTATTGAAAATAGTTGCAATTCAAAATTAAGTAAAAAAAATACATCTGGAGTAAAGGGTGTTAGCTGGCACAAACTTAAAAATAAATATGATGTAAGAGTTTCTGTAAATGGTGTAAGAAAACAGTTTGGTAGTTATAACACCTTGGAAGAAGCAAAAGATGTTGCAATTAAAGTTAGAGTTAAATACCACAAACAATTTGCAAGGCATCTATGAACTTAACAGACAGGGCAAAAGTTTTACTTTCTGATGACTTTTTTATGAGTGTTGTAAAAAAACAACAGGAGTTATATACTTCAAACATATTCAATAGTGCTGAAGGTGATTTTGATTTTCGAGAGAGGTCATTAGTCAAATTTAAAGCTATTGAAGAACTCTTGGCAAGTATCCAAGCTATCGCTGATGATAAGCAGATACAAACTAAGAAGTGGAAGATTCTTTAACAACCGTAAAAGGTAAATACAATGAGTGAAAACACCAATCCTAATGGAAGTGTTAGTGTAAACGAAGCAGCTAGTGCATTTTTGTCTTTGATGGACTCACCTACTGAGGAAGCGCAAGCTCAACCAGAGGTAGACCAACAAGAACAGGAATCTGAGGAAGTTGAGTATTCAGCCGATTCAGACGATGGTTCAGAGGACTACACAGATGAAAATGCAGAAGAAACTGAATACCAAGAAGAAGAAACCAAAGAACCGCAACGATTCAAAGTCAAAGTAGACAATGAAGAAGTTGAGGTCACCTTAGAGGAACTTCAACAAGGTTACAGTCGCACAAAAGATTACACAAAGAAAACTCAGGCTTTGGCTGAAACTCGTAAGGCTGTGGAAGCAGAGAGAACGAGAATCGAAGAAGCTAAACAGTTGCGTGACACTTACGCCCAAAGATTACAAGTAATCGAACAGATGCTCAATCAGCCTGCTGACAATGAAAATCTAGCCGAGTTACGAGAATCAGACCCTATTGGTTATGCTATTAAGGTCGCTGAGAGGGCAGAAAGAGATAAGCAACTGCAAGCGGTTCAAGCTGAGAAACAGCGTATTGCACAACAGCAACAGGCAGAACAGCAAGAACAGCTTAAAAGTCATTTGGCACAAGAAGCTGAAAAACTAAAGGCAAACATACCTGTTTTTAGAGATGAAGTTCAAGCTGATATGGCTAGAAAAGAGATTAAGGCATTTGCCAAAGAGATTGGTTATAGTGACCAAGAACTAGCGAATGTTTATGACTCAAGGGCTGTTTTAGTTCTTTATGAAGCAGCGCAATATAGAAAGTTGATGAAGGGCAAGTCAGTAGCCGCCAAAAAGGTTAATGAAGCACCCAAGACTCTCAAATCTGGTGTAGCCCAGCAACAAGGGACATCAGAACAAGATGCAATTAAAAAGCAGTTTCAGAAGCTGAAGCAATCAGGCAAGAAGCAAGATGCTGCAAAACTATTTGAAAAATTTATTTAAAGGAAAAGAGAAATGGCAACTTACACAAAATATGACGCTATCGGACAGCGTGAAGACCTATCAGATGTAATCTACAACATCAGCCCAACCGACACACCAATTATGTCTTCTATTGGTAAGACTAAGGCTACTGCTGTAAACCACGAGTGGCAGACTGACAGCTTGGCTGCAGCTACTACTGCTAACGCTTTAGTTGAAGGTGCTGATGCAACTTCTGCAACTTTGTCACCAACAACTCGTTTTGGTAACTTAACACAAATCGTTGGTAAGACAATCCAAGTTTCTGGCACATTGGAGTCAGTAGACAAGGCTGGTCGTAAGTCTGAGAAGGCTTATCAATTAGCTAAAGGTTCTGCAGAAATCAAGCGTGACATCGAAACTATCCTTACAGCTAACCAAGCTAAAGTTGCTGGCGATGGTTCTTCAACAGCCCGTAAGATGTCTTCACTATTGTCTTTCATCAAGACAAACACTTCAGTAGGCGCTGGTACAACTACTGCTGGTGCTGACCCTACAACTATCGGTGTATCTGCCCGTGTAGATGCTGACACAACTCGTACTTTCACAGAAGCAATGTTGAAAGAAGTAGTTCGTGAAGTATTCACATCAGGTGGCACACCTTCAGTATTGTTCGTATCTCCAGCATTGAAGCAGACAGTATCTGGTTTCACAGGTTTGGCAGCACAACGCTACCAAGCACCTGTAAGCGGTGGTCAAGCTACAATTTTGGCTGGTGCTGACATCTATCAGTCAGATTTCGGTCAAATCAGCATTGTTCCTAACCGTTTCATGCGTACCCGTGATGCATTGTTGTTAGACCCAGAATACGCAGCTTTAGCGTACCTACGCCCATTCCAGACTATCGAATTGGCTAAGGCTGGTGACAGCGACAAGACACAAATCCTTGCTGAATTGACTCTTGAAGTTAAGAACGAAGCAGCTCATGGCATTTGCGCAGATTTAAATGCCGCTTAATTGACTATTGCGAAATAGTTGGTAGAATTGGGGGTGGGAAACTGCCCCCTTTTTTATAGGAGAGGAAATTGTCTAAACTTGGCAATCTCGAAACAAGCAATGGTGTTATAAGAACCGTTTTATCTGACGGTGATGGCGGTTTAATCGTTGAATCTAAAGTAGATTTGACAGACTTTATCGAACACAACAAACAACAATACAATCAAAATAGCGGTAGAACAGGATGGTCTGGGGAGTTATACGACCCTAAAAACAAGATTGCATCTATTCCTACTGTGATTGTGGATGAGTTAAACAAAAAAGGGATTATGCGTGGTTATCATGTAATTGATACACCTGCATTTAAGCGTTGGCTTAATGACCCAGACAATGTAGTGTTTAGAACTCGTGGCGGTGTTGTATGAGTAAAGTCGGAATATGTATCCCTGCAAGGGGAACGATGGAAGTAGGAACAGCCTTTGATTTGGCTGCTTTGGTGAACTATACAAATAAGAACTCTAAGGTGCAGATTAATCTCTACACTTCTATGGGTACATTGATATTTGACCAAAGAAACAATATGGTTCAGTCCGCTTTAGATGATGGATGCACCCATGTTCTGTTTATTGATGCAGACATGAGGTTTCCTAAAGATAGCTTGCTTAAGCTGTTAAATCATAATAAGGCGATTGTAGGGGTAAACGCTACGACTAGAAGTGAACCAGTAAAGCCTACAGCAAAGACATTAGAAGTCCATGATGACCATGTAATCTGGCATCCTGTATTTTCTAAAGGCAAGACAGGTATTGAGATTGTTGATGGCATAGGCTGTGGAGTCATGCTAATTGATGCCTGTGTATTTAAAGATTTAGAGAAACCTTGGTTCTACTTTGAACAATTACCACAAGGCAAGATACTAGGAGAGGACATTTACTTCTGTATTAAGGCTTCTGATATTGGCTTCAAGACTTATGTAGACCATGATTTGTCGCAAGAAATTAAGCATATTGGTACATACCAGTACGGATGGCATAACATAGAAATGGATTAATTATGGCTTTCACATCATATTCGGATTTACAGGCTACGGTAGCTAACTACCTTGGTCGGTCAGATTTGACTACTCAGATTCCTGACTTTATCCGTTTGGCAGAAACTCGTCTTGCAAGAGAATTGAGAACACGCCAGATGTTGAAATCAGCTACTACATCTATGGTTGGTGGTGATTCTAAGATTGCCTTACCTACAGACTTCCTAGAAGTAAGAGATTTATATATTCGTGGTAATCCCCGAGTGCCTGTATCTTATCTGTCCCCTAGTGCCTTCACAAGAGATGCTAGGGCAGATGAGTCTGGTAAACCTGTTTACTACACCGTACTGTCATCTGAGTTTCTATTTGCACCTGTAGCTGATGGAGAATACACATTAGAGATTCTCTACTATGCAAAGCCTACGGTTCTTTCAGATAGCAATACAAGCAATGTTTTCTTAGCTAATTATTATGATGCCTTGTTATATGGCGCATTAGCTGAAGCAGAACCTTACCTAATTAATGATGCCAGAGTACAGATGTGGATTAGTATGTATGACAGGGCAATCAATAACATCTCTACTTCTGATGAGAACTCAGAATATAGCGGTATCCCATTACAAATGCGAGTAATTACAAGATAAGGAAAAATCATGGCTGAAATGTCAACATATTTGGAAAATGCGTTAATTAATGCAACTCTCCGCAATACATCTTATACAAGCGTAGCTACAGTTTATGTAGGCTTGCACACAGCAGACCCTACTGATGCTGGCACAGGTACAGAGGTATCAGGCGGTTCATACGCTAGAACTGCGGTAACTTTTGGCGCACCTAGTGATGGTGTATCAACAAATAGTGCTGCTGTAGAGTTCCCACAAGCTACAGGCAACTGGGGTACTGTATCTCACATCGGTATTTGGGATGCTTCAAGCACAGGTAACTTGCTTTACCATACAGCTTTGGATACATCTAAGACTATCGAGGTAGGAGATATATTTAAGATAGCAAGTGGTAGCCTTTCAGTCGCTTTGGCTTAAACCATGCCAGCGGATATTCAAAGTCCGTTTAGCCTAGAACAGCTAGACCTATTTAGCACAAGCATAGATGGTCTGGCTTTTTCGCTTGATAGCGAGTATTACAACAATGCTGGCACTTGGATTTACTATGGTGACGGTTCTGTTAGCGCAGATGCTTCAGTTACAGCTAATGCCTATAGGGATAGATTTGGCGTAGCAGATGTTACCTCTAGTGCTACAGTTTCGTCTGATTCAGTAAGAATCCGCACATCTACAGGTTCAGTTTCAGCTTCCGCTACAGTTACAGCAGATGCAGATGTTATTAGATATGCCTCTGCCTCGATTACAGCCTCTACAAGCGTGTCAAGTGATGCGATTAGGGTAAGGACTAGTGCTGGTGCAATAAATGGCATAGCAAGCGTTTCAGCAAGCGGATACCGAGATAGATTTGGTGAAGGTTCTATTACTGCTAGTGCTACGGTTACTGCTAACGGTGCAAGAGTTTTATCTGGTGTAGGTGCTATATCTGCCAGCGGAACAGTCGTAGCTGATGCTATTAGAGTTAGAACTTCTACAGGTGCAATTAATGGATTATCAACAGTTACAGCGTTGGGCGGTGTTGAATACTCAGGCGTGGCAACGATTGAATGTGTTGCAGAAGTATCAGCTTCAGCAAATGCGGTATTTTCTTCATCAGGTTCAATTACTAACTCAGCTAGTGTTAGTTGTGTAGGCAGAATATTAGGTGATAACTGGAGTCTTGATTCTATTGGTGACGAGTCTTGGACGCCTGAAACGCCTGAGAATCCTAATTGGCAAGATGTATCAGCAAGTAACGAATCATGGACAGATGTATCAGTTAGCCCTAATGTTTGGGCTTCTGTATCTAATGGCACAGAACAATGGGTAAATAAATGAATCAAAGAATAACTTTCGGTGAGTGGCTTCCTGACCAACCTTCTGTAACTGGTGCTTTAGTTAAGGCAGACAATGTTTACTCTAAGGCTATTGGCTATGGAGTAGTGCCTAGTGCTGCTAATTACTCAGGTGATGCCTCTGAAAACTTAACAAATACTGTGGCAGCTAAAGACCAATCAGGGATTACCACTATATTTGCTGGTGGCGCAACTAAGTTATTTAAGCTAGATTCCACAGATATGTCTTTTGATGATGTATCAAAGTCAGGTGGTTATACGACTGCTTCAGACCAAAGATGGATATTTACCCAGTTTGGTAACACGATTATTGCTGCTAACGGGCAAGCTAAGTTACAGGGATGGACTTTAGGAACTTCTACTGCTTTTGCTGATTTAGACACAGATGCGCCTACAGCTAAGTATGTAACGGTAGTTCGTGACTTTGTTGTATCTGCTAATACAAGTTCTACTAATCCTTTTAGAGTTAAGTGGTCTGCCTTAAACGATGAGTTCTCATGGACTGATTCAGCGACTACTCAATCTGACTATCAGGATATTCCTGACGGTGGTTCGATTGTAGGTATTACAGGTGGAGAGTTTGGCTTAATCCTTATGGATAGGTCAATCCATCGTATGTCTTATGTTGGTAGTCCTTTGGTATTCCAGTTCGACAATATCACTAGAAACCTAGGGTGTTACGAAGCTAATTCAGTTATCCAATATCAGGGAATGACATTCTTCCTAGCGGATGATGGCTTCTATATGTGCGATGGTCAAAATGTGGTAACTATCGGTGGTGAGAAGGTTGATAGATTCTTCTTTGCTGATGTAGATGAAGCGTATTTAAGCAATATGTCCGTAGCCATTGACCCATTCAGAAACCTAGTTATCTGGGCATATTCTAAGAAGGGTAGTGGCGGTAATGTTAATCGCCTGTTGATTTATAACTTCCAGACTAAGAAATGGTCTAGCGGAACAACTGATGTTGATAGAATAGCAACTGCTTCAAGCCCGTCTGTGACATTAGAAGGCTTAGATGCTATTTCAGCTTCTATAGATGCTTTGCCAACAAGTTTGGACTCTAGGGCATGGATTGGTGGAAAAATGCTTCTAGCGGGTGTTAGAGATGCCAAGATAGTGACATTTACAGGAGTTAATTCTACTGCTACAATTCAGACAGGAGACTTGTCGGCTGAAAATCGTAAAACTGCGGTCACTTTAGTCCAACCTATTGTAGACAATGGTTCTGCAAGTGTAGCTATAGCATCTAGGGACTTATTAAGTTCTCAGGTGACTTTTGGCACATCTGTAGCTGCTGATTCAGAGAATAGGGTTTCACTACGAAGCATGGGAAGATACCACCAATTACAATTTACTCCAACAGGCGATAACTGGCAGACAGCTATCGGTGCTGATGTAGAGTTAATGCCTATGGGTGGCAGATAATGTTTCGAGTATTACCGCCATTCGGTGCAGACCAGCGAGGGGTCGCAGAGGTCGTTAATGGCATTATGAATGGTAAGACTAACAATACTGGTCTAATTACATTAACTACTGGATGGGCTACAAGCACAACAATTACAGATGCACGAATCGGCATTGATTCAACAATAATCTTAATACCGTCTAGTGATGCTGCTGAAAGTGATGCTGCGCCTTATGGATGCTTTACTAATAACTCAGACCAGTTAGCACCAAGCGTAGGTTCTACTGCTGTAGTTGTTTACGATACGACTGAGGAAGCAAGCGGTGTTTACCTTGCAAGTAGTTCAAGACTATATGTCAGAAACTACGGTATTTACAATGTTCAGTTTTCACTACAGTTAGTTAATAGAGATGAATCAGCCCAATACGCTGATATATGGTTTAGGGTTAATGGAACAGATGTTCTTAGAAGTGCTAGTCGATTTGACTTACCAGCACGAAAGAGTGCTACAGAACCAAGTCATGTTGTTGGGACAGTAGATATTTGCGTTGAAATGCAAGCTGGCGATTATGTAGAGATTGCAGGAACTACTTCAGATACAGATGTTGGATTAGAACACTATGCAGCAGATGCAGTTATTCCAAGACCTGCTATCCCAGCAGCAATCGTAACAGTTAAATATATAGCACCATTGTCATCGGGTAGCGTTTATGTCAGTTCACAAACAAACGGTAGTGCAGTCGTTAGTCATTTTGCTAATGACACAGCAAACAAAACTTACAAATACATAGTAGTCGGATAAAGGAAAATATTATGGCAGGCGGATTATCAACAGCTTATAGTAATACAGCCCAACCAAACGGAGAGATGGGGGGTCTTGGTGGAAACTTGATTCAGCAAGCAATGAATAATGGTATGTTCAAAGCAATAGAACAAGGAACTGGTCAACCTACTGCGACTACGCCTGCTGCTGTATCACCATCAGGTACTCCAGCACTATTGCCAAGTACACCAATTAACATTGATGCTGCTGCGGCTGGCACATCTAAAATAGATACAGCACTTAGACCATTCCTTACAGAAGGTTTAAGACAGGCACAAAACCTATTCTTAGGTGGAAATCAACCAAAATTCTATGAGGGGCAGACTTATGTTAGCCCTACTCAACAAACTCTAGATGCTTTAGCTAGACAAGAAGCTATTGCTAGAGGAGATTCATCTGTATTGCAACAAGCGCAAGGTGCTTATCAAGGTGCTTTAGGTGGATTAGGGTTTACAGGTGCGGGTGGCTTCCTACAAGGTAGTCCATATCAACAACAGGCTATGCAAGCTGCAACTCGCCCATTAGAACAACAGTTTTCTAATCAGGTATTGCCACAAATTGCTAGTCTTTACTCTAAGTCTGGTCGCTATGGTTCTGGTGCTATGCAAAACGCATTAGGACAAGCTACAGAGGGTTATGGTCGTGCTTTAGGTGACATTACTGGTAGCATGGCTAATCAGCAATATATGGCTGAAAGAGGATTGCAACAACAGGCTTTAGGACAACAAGCACAGTTAGCAACAGCAGCACCAAGTATTTATGCACAACAATATTTACCTTCACAGCAGTTGGCGAATGTTGGGGCAGCACAAGAACAGATTGCACAGCTACCATTGCAAGAATCAATGAATCGTTTTTACTACCAACAACAGTTGCCAGTTCAACAGTTACAAAGCTATTTGTCATCTATTTATGGTTCTCCAATGTCATCTTCACAATATGCACCTCAATCACAAGCTACATCAAGCAGAGTTGGTTCAGTATTAGGTGGCGCAAGTTTAGGTGCTGGTATTGGTAACGCAATAGGAGGTTCTGGCTTGTTTGGTACAAGTTCTGGAACTACTGGTGCAGTATTGGGTGGTATAGGCGGCTTATTATTTTGATAGTACAAGTAGTCCCTGTTCAGCATATTCATCAACTATGGTCACAAGTAAGTGGCTATATTGCTGATGCTTTAAAGTATGCTGACGGGGATTACACATTAGACCAAGTTAAGGTTTACTTATCTAATGGTCAATGGCAGTTATTAGTAGTTAATGATGGTGTAAAAATTCATGGCGCAATAACAGTTACATATGCTAATTACCCTAATGACAGGGTTGCATTTATAACTGCTATTGGTGGTAAATGGATTAGTGATAAAGAGTCCTATAAAAACTTTTGTGATGTCTTGAAGGCTAATGGGGCTACTAAAATTCAAGGCGCAGCTAGAGAGTCTGTATCTAGACTGTGGAGAAGATTGGGATTTAAGAATAAACATATTATTGTAGAGAGAACAATATGAGATATCATGCACACTTTGGCGAGTTACCGCTAGAAGGTTTTAAGCATTGCGGAGATAAGAAGATTAAGCCACAAGGCGGTGGTAATCCTATAAGTGATGCAGTAGATAGTGTTGGTGGTTTTTTAGGTGATGCAGTACAAGATGTCGGTGGATTTGTAAGTGATTCAGTAGGCGGTATTGTTGATACAGCAGGTGCTTTCTTAGATAACCCATTAGAGTTTACTGAGAACCTTGGTAAAAACATATTAGATAACCCAGAAAAGATTGCTTTATTAGCTGCTGCTTATTATGCCCCAGAGTTGCTATCTGAATTTGCACCAGAGGTTTTGGGTGAGTTAGCTATGTCTGCTGAATTTGCTGCTGCTGATGCTGCTAGTTTGGCTGCCCAAGGACTTACAGAATCTCAAATTGCATCTACTTTAGCAGCAAGTGGTATGGAAGGATTTGTAGCTGCTGATGCTGCTGCTTTAGCTTCACAAGGTTTATCACAAGCTGATATTGCTAGAAACTTAGCAGCTACAGGTCTTGATGCTTATAAATTAAATCAAGCAAGTGGATTCCCAGTAATTGGTGACCAAGCTGGCGATTACCCTATGTCTGGTTCTTACGGTAATCCAATGGCTGAAGGCGTACAACAGGCTACGCAAGATTTATTAAAATATAATGCAAATTATGCAGGTGGTGGATTTGGTATTAAAGAAGGATTAAAACTAGCCGACCAAGCTAATTCTTTATTAAATCCTGCACAACCAGCGCAAATTGGACAACCTCAACAAGGTATGCAAGGCGGTACTGCAGGCGGTACAGGTGGCGTTGATTACTCTGGATTACTTGGTTTATTGCAACAAAAAGCAAAAAGACCCGACATTCTTAATTTATTAGGATAAATACTATGGCACTAGAAGACTTATTTGGTTCACCTGAATACTTAAAACAGTTAATCGGTGAGGAACAATATGGTAAAGCACAGAATACAGCCTTTAATCAAGGTCTTATTAATGCTGGATTAGCTGCATTAGCTGGTTCATCTCAGACTAATAAATTAGGACAGATTCTTGCTTCTGCTGGTCAAGAAGGCATGAAAAGCTATCAAGGTTCAATGGATAGAACTTTGGCTGATATTGCTAAAGGTATGCAGATGCAAGAGTTAGTGCGAAAGCAAAACGAAGCCAAAGAATTAAAGAATTTATATGCTGGTGCCACAACTCCACAATACACATACGGTGCTGGTCAAGAAGGACCAACAAGAGATTTAACTGGTGTATCTTTTGACTTAAATAAAGTTGCACCAGTATTGGCTGGCATGGGAAGATTTGACGAGTTGGCTAATATTGAAAAAGCAATGCCTTTATTGGGTGGCGGAACAATGAAGATGTCTGATGTACCTAGCCAAGTTAAAGAAGCTGTAAGCGTATTAGGTATTAAAGACGAAGGTGGCAGATTAAAGACACCTGATAGATTTACTGACGAAGATAGAACAAGAGTTCAAGGCTACATTGAGAAGTCAGATATAAATAAGTCTCCTAAAATAAATACTGCTGACCCTACTGCTGTTGCACAAGCTGCGGCTGGTAATGTTAAAGATTTTAATACTCAAGTTAAAGATTATAGAGAAGTTGCTAGACGATATAACGCTATGGTCGGTGCAGCAAAAGATAAAGAAAACCCAGCAACAGACTCTACATTGATTTATGGTTTAGCTAAGATTTATGACCCATCTGGTGCGGTTCAACAGGGTGACATTAATACTATTAAAGGTAGCAGAAGTATTCCTGAGAATGTTAAAGGTTTTGCTGATAGGCTTAGTCGTGGTGGTAGCTTAACAGAACAAGAACGCAATAATATTATGTCTACTGCTTATGGCATGGTTAATAGTTATTCAAAGAATGTTCAATCTGATGTAGATACATTTAAGTCATTTGCTAAGAGTTTTGGTGCAGACCCTAATCAAATCAAGAGTCCATTTGAAAATATGGAAAAGCCAGATTCTTTATACTTTACAATAGGCAATAGGCAAGTCAAAGGCACTAAAGGTAAAGATGGTGCTTACTATGTGCAACAAGGCGATAAATTTTATAAGGTGAGTGATTAATGGCAACTCTTACACCAGTAGAAGGAAATCCATTTGAAGAAGTGGCAAAACCATCAACTCAAGTGATGACTAATGAAGATTTGGGTATTCCTAAACTTCCAGTACCAACTTCTGAAACCCCTGAGTATTTAGGTGCAAAAGTAAGCCTACCAGAAAGTTTTAAGATGTTCCTTGGAACTATGGCTACTACTGAACCTAGGGCATTACAAGACATCATTCTTAAGTCTGTAGAGGGTTCTCAAGGCGGTGAAGATGAAAAAGGTAATCCTTATGTAGTTATTGGTGGAAAGCCTTTCTATACAAACAAAGAAGGTTTATCTCCTGTTGATGCTGTAGGATTTACTGGCGACATTATTCAATTCTTACCTGTTGCTAAGATGGCTAGCATTGCCAAAGGCATAGCTTCTAGAATGGGTATTGCTGGTGCTACTAGCGGTGTAATCTCTGCAGGCAAAGAAACTGGCGCACAAATGCTAGGTTCACAGCAAGACTTTGACACATTAAAAGTAGGTTTAGATACTGCTTTTGGTGCAGGCGGTCAAGTTGTTGGCGATGCTTTAACTGGTTATATCAGGGCTAGAAAACCTGTATTTAACTCTGCTGGTGAAGTTTCTAGTCAATTTAAGGACATCTTAAAGCAATCAGGAATTAACTTTGATGAGTTTGGCGAAAAGGGCAAAGAAGCGATTGTTAATGCTTACAAGAACCTAGGTGCTAAATTTGCACAAGAAGCTGACAGAGTTACATCTGTGGCTAGTGCTGCTGATACTGGTAGGATTCCTTTAACTCTAGGTCAATCTACTGGTGAAGTAAGACAGATTGCTAATGAAGAAGCTATGCGAAATGCTGGCAGAGGTACTTTGGCACAGAAGATTATGCAAAGATTTGACCTTGCACAGAAAAAAGCTATTGAAGAAGAAGCTGGTGTAGTTGGTCAAGCTATTGCACCAGATGCTAGGTCTGTAAACCAGACTGAAGCTGGCGGTACTATTTATGAGATGCTTAGAGGTAAACAGCAACAAATGAAGGCTGGTGTTACTAAGGCTTATGATGCTACAGATTTAAGGGCATTAAACATCCCAGTATCTGCTGTTGATGAAATGCCTTTACGAGTTCAAAAGGTCATTCAAGAACAGAATTTAGTCCTAGACCCTACGCTAACGCCATCTGCTGCAAAAGCATTTGATGAGGTTAAAAACGCTGTTCCTAAGATGGCAGGTGTAAATGTTACAGACATTAACCTAAAGTCATTAGAAAGCACTAGAAAGAAACTAAACTCTTTCTACGGTGCTGCTGCTAACGACACAGATAGAACTGTTATTCAGACAATTAGAAACGAGTTTGATAACTGGCTAGATGACACAATCACTAAAGGCTTGGCTTCTGGTGACCCAGAACAAATTACTAAGCTAAAAGATGCTAGAGGTGTTGCAAAAGACTACTATAGCAAGTTCAAAGTAGACCCTAAATCTGCCGATGTTGATGCACAGAAGATAATTGAAAAGATTACTTCTAAGGATTTAACTCCTGTAGAAACAATGAATTACTTGTTTGGCACTTCAAAGATTGGCGAAAACCAAGTAGCTGTAAGAGTAGCTAAGAAGTTTAAGGACATCTTTGGCGAGAACTCAGACCAGTTTAACGAGTTTAGACAAGCTGCTTATATGCGCTTAGTCCAAGATAGTCAGGGTAACTTAAAGCCAGCTTCTAAGATTGTTAAAGAAGTTGACGAGTTAATTATGGGTAAGGGTTCTCAGCTAACAAATGAGATATTTACACCAGAACAAGTTAAATCTTTAAGAGAGTTTAGAACTGCTTTAGCTAAGACTGTAACTCCATCTGAAGCAATGAACCCATCTAAGACAGGTTATGAAATAGCTAGACTTGGCGAGGACTTAATTAAGGGGTTAGGAATTATGACTATGGCTGGTGGGGATGTAGCTACTGGTGCTGGTTTAACTGCTGCTACAGGTCTAGTTAAGCCATTAAGAGGTGCTACATCCGCTTATCAGGCTACTAGAGGTGTTACCGCACCAACTTTACAGGGTTCTTATGGCGCACCTGTAGGTATCGCTGCTGGCGGTTCAGTATCTGACTTGTTAAGAGAAAGAGAACAAGGGCAAACCCAAGGATTGCTAGGAAGGTAATAGAAGCACCTATTAGTCCAAAATACTCATAGGATAATCTGCCTAAAACGATTGAAATAGGCACAGTTAAGTAAGATAATTGCATAAAAGGAATTGTAAACCATGGCAAAACTAAAAATATCAGATTTCGACACAAACCCTGACAATAATACGGACATTAACAGTATTAACATTGCAGAAGGATGTGCGCCTAGTGGCATTAACAATGCTATTCGTCAGCTTATGTCTGACTTGAAAGAGTTTCAGACGGGTGCAGCTAGTGATGCGTTTACGGTAGGAGGTGCTTTCTCAGCCAATGGTGGTGCAACACTAGGAGATGCTAGTGGCGATGCTTTAACAATCAATAGTAGTGCTGTATCTATTCCTAACGGATTAAACTTTGATAGCAATACTTTTGTTATTGATGCTAGTAATAATAGAATTGGTGTAGGAACTGCTAGTCCTGATAGAAAGTTGATGCTTTTAGTGTCACCATCTGCATCGTCTGATGATGGATACAAATTGAGTGACGGAACTAGAACAAGTGCTTTTGTTCGTACAGGTTCATCATATAGCTATAGAAGTGTTGGTGCTAATACTGGCATGGTTTATAGTTCAAACAATCTAGCTTTGCTTGCAGATGGAACTAGCAATCTTACATTCCATAATGGCATTGGCGAAACAATGCGTATTGACTCCTCTGGTAATGTAGGTATTGGTACTGGTAGTCCTAATTCAAGACTTTGGGTGCAAGGTGCAAATTCTACTGAAGCTGTTGAACTTGGAAGATATACTGCCGCAAACGGATACAATTCAGTTGTATTTTATAATGTTCAATCTGAAAATTATAGTTCATCTGGTTCAGCCATATTTGTTGGAAGAAATTCTAGCACTGGTCGTTCTATAAACGCTGGTGGCACAGTTAATGCTAGTGGTGCTGACTATGCTGAATATATGGTTAAAGCTGGTGACTTTATTGTTGCTAAAGGGGATGTAGTTGGTATTGATGCGAATGGTAAATTAACAAATGTATTTGCTGATGCTATTTCATTCTGCGTTAAGTCAACAGACCCGTCTTATGTTGGTAATGATAAATGGGGTGTTGATTTAGAAGTTGATGCTTTAGAAGAAGTGCGTAAAACAGTAGACCGTATTGCTTTCTGTGGTCAAGTTCCTGTAAATGTAACTGGTGCAACGGTTGGTCAATATATTCTACCTGTCAATGACAACGGTGCAATTAAAGGTGAAGCAGTAAGCAATACAACATTTGAACAGTATCAACTTGCAGTAGGCAAAGTAATTGCTATTGAACAAGATGGTCGTGCCAAAATAATTGTAAAAGTAGCTTAACAAGGAAAAATCATGGAATTTAAAATAGTAAACCTAGACCGTAGCACAGACGGTGATGTAGTAACTAATGTTCATTACACAGTATCTAAGACTGATGGTGAAGCAGTAGGTTCATCATACGGTTCAGTAGGCGTTGAAGTAGGCGATACAGTTATTCCTTTTGCTAACCTAACTGAAGCTGTGGTAGTGGAATGGGTTAAAGAAAAGCTAGACTTAGTAGCATTAGAAGCCAACTTAAATGCACAGATTGCTGAACAAAAAGCACCAAAGGTAGCAAGTGGTTTACCGTGGGAATCAGTTTTATAAACCGTAGTACAACTTAGGAGAATGACATGGGCGAAAAACAAACCAAACCCATTACCATTGATGGCGTAGAGTACGATACAAATAACTTTACTGATGAACAAATTATTCTTACACAACATTGTCTGGATTTAGACCGTAAGATTAATTCTACTCAGTTTCAGTTACAGCAGTTACAAGTCGGAAAAGATGCTTTCTTAAATATGTTGAAAGAATCATTAAACAAACCTAAAGCGGAGTAGTAATGAGTGACAAGAACCTACCTTTATCTGATGAACAGATTGAACATTTAGTCGAAAGAGTAACCGAAAAGGTTATTGAGAATGTCTATATTTCAGTCGGCAAAGGTGTCGTAAAAAAGGCATTTTATGTTATCGGTATTGGGGTTCTTGCACTTATCACTTGGTTAGCTGGCAACGGACATTTCAAATGAGATTAGTTTGGTTTGTTCTAGGCTTATTACTAGGTGCTTCTATTACAGCAACTTATGCTGAACCTATCGTAACCGACTCTACAAGTAAGTCTGAAACTACTGTTAAGTCACCACCAGCTTCTGCTATCAGCCCTAACATCACTACTATTAACAATATTATGTGTAGTAGTGGCGTATCTGCTGCTGTACAAACCCAAATCTTTGGTATCTCTACAGGCACGACTTTAAGAGATGAGAATTGTGAAGTAGTCCTATTATCTAGAGATTTATCTGCATTACAGATGAAAGCACCTGCAGTAGCATTGCTTTGCTATGATGCACGAGTCTGGTGGGCTATGTGGGATGGTGGAGTCCCTTGTCCTATTAACGGTATGGCGAATACTCAGGCTAAAGACTACTGGTTAGCTAATCCTGATTTAATGCCTAAACGCCCTCAGATAAAATGAGGTGGCTAGTTATTATTGCATTATGGTGCAATATAGCGACAGCACAAGTTGTAGTACAACACAATATTTCTGACGATGGCTACGCTAGAGTCCCCCTTCAATTTGCTTTCCCTTTCTATGGTCGTGTATTTACTGAGTCTTATATGTTCAGCAATGGTGTTGTTGGTTTTCTTAATCCGCAAAATCATTGGTGCTGTCAGGGGTTTGATTTAAGGACTAATAACGGTACTCCGTTTAGTTTTGCTATTCTTCCTCTACAAACTGACTTAGTTAACTATGGGCAAGGCAGATTCCTAACTGAAGGAACTACTCAGTACCAAAGATACGCATGGGAAAACATCTCAGAGTATGGAGTCCCTCAAAACCTTAATACATTTGGCGTAGAAATTAGACCAGATGGCTATATTGGCATCCACTACGAGAAGGTTAACATTAGTCCTTGGCGTACTGTAACCAGAGGAATGACTGGAGATGTAGGGCAATATGAACAGTTTTATCATGGTGCAGGGTATTCATCTAATACACTAGTAATTGATAGCGTAGCTTCAACAGGCAATTTATGCCTATCTAATCCGTTATCAGACCCTAGTTGTGCTGGATACCAAGAAGCCTATACTTCTCAACAATGCGCTATAAGCCCTCTATACAGCCCACAATGCGTTGGATATGAACAGGCATACCTAACCCAGCAATGTAGCTTAAACGCTTTGTATAGCCCTTCCTGTCAAGGATACGAACAAGCCTACTTTAATCAGCAATGTAGCTTAAATCCTCTGTATAACTCAGGATGTGCTGGATACGAACAGGCTTATTTAACTCAGCAATGTAATATTTCACAGTTATATAGCAATCAATGTAGTGGCTATCAGGATGCCTATTATGCCCAGCAATGCGCCCTTAATGGACTATATGATAGACAATGCCCTAATTATGCTGAAGCCTATTCTTTAGCTAATATTGTGACTCCTAGCAAGCCTATCGCAATTCCATCATTACAAGTAACGACTACGGGTGCAATATCAGTAGAAACCCCTATAGTTGCAGATGCTACGGTAAACGAAATAATTACAAAGCCTAGTCAGATGACTAGTCAGACAAGTGTTGTTTCTACGCAACAGTTACAATCTGTACCGACAGAAAAACCAAAAGAAACTGTCAAAGCAGAAACAAAACAAGAAGCAAAACCAGATGCAAAGCAAGTACCAAAGCAACAGGTCAAGGTAGCAAATATAGAAGTCCCAACAATCGCAACTCCAGTAGTAAAGATTGAACAAGTGCAGATTGTGGATTTATTAAGCAAGAAGATGATAAGCAAGCCGATTAAACGAAGTGACAGAGATTTTTATTTAATGATGGTAGGCACACACAAACTGCATGAGGAAATGGTAGATGGACAATATGGAAGATAAAGAAGTAGAGATACTTGGTAAGAAGATGACATTAGGCACTATTGGTATTGGTGCAACTGTCTTGTCTACGCTTGTGGGTGTCTTATGGGTAGCTTTTGAAGCATGGTCAAAAGTTGAGTCTATTCCTGATATGTCGGAATACGATAAGAGGGTATCTGCTATTGAAGAAAACACAGCCAAGATTAATGACTACACCAGAGATATTAAGAACGACATTAAAAACGATGTCCGTAGACTTGAAAAGATTGTTGAACAGGTAGAAAGAGATAACAAGCAATTCTCTAGAGAAGTCGACAAAGACTTACGAGAGATGCGTAAGGAAACCGACAACAAGATTCGTAGGGCTTTAGATAATCCATTAGCTAATAAGGAGTAAGCATGTTTTCATTGATTTCAACATTAGGCGGTATTTTAGTTTCTGGTTTGCCTAGACTATTGGATTTCTTTCAAGATAAAGCTGATAAATCCCATGAACTAGAATTAGCTAAGATGCAAACCGAAAGAGAATTGCAGATGATGGAAAGGGGTTTTTTAGCCCAAGCTAAGATTGAGGAAATAAGGACTGACCAGATTGAAATGCAGACTGAAGCAGATATGACTAAAGCTGCCTATGCCCATGATGCTAAAGTTCTTGAAAAGGCTTCTCCTTGGGCTTCTACTTTTGTGGCTACAGTTAGACCTGTAATCACATACCTTTTTGTAGCAGAACTATTTATAATCAATATTGGCATTATGACTTATATGTTTATGCACAATGAGTTGATTAATAATGTTGATGACCTTATTAAAGCAACAGATATTATCTTTAGTTCTGATGAGATGGCTATGTTAGGTGCTTGTATTGGTTACTGGTTCGGTTCAAGAGAATGGAATAAGAAGAAGTGAAAGTTAGTCAAAAGTGTATTGACCAAATTAAAAGGGATGAAGGTGTTAGAAATAGACCGTATCAATGCCCAGCATTACTTTGGACAATCGGGGTCGGTCATGTTATCGACCCTAACCATGCTAAAGTTAAGTTGGCTGATAGAAAACAATTACCTATTCCTGCAGGTTGGGATAGGGTTCTAAGTAACGATGAGATAGATGAGATACTAAGAAAAGACCTAGCTAGGTTTGAAGCTGGAGTCCTTAGATTAGTCAAAGTACCGTTAACACAAGGGCAATTTGATGCTTTAGTATCCTTCTCATTTAATGTAGGATTAGGCAATTTGCAGAATTCTACCCTTAGAATGAAGGTTAATAGGGGTGATTATGAAGGTGCTGCTGAACAGTTTTTAGTCTGGACTAAGGCTGGTGGCAAGGTCTTAGCTGGTTTAGTTAAGCGTAGAACCCATGAGAAAGAGATGTTTGAGTCTTGATATTGTAATATTTCTATAGGATACTAGGCGGTATGAAATTAGTCACTCCACAAACTGTTCAAGCAGTATATGAGATGTTGATTCAACTTCCGCCATTCAATCGGTGGAATCTACCCCCATCCAAGAATGTAGTATTTGAGGTTAATAACGACCCTACCTGTTATGGCGAATATGAACCAGAACCAAATACTATAAGGATTTCATCTGCAAAAATAGGACATCTGGAAAATATTACTAAGACTACTGCCCATGAAATTATTCACATGAGGTTATACCTAAAAGGTAGTAAGTCTTGGGATAAACACGATTCAGTCTTTAATGCCTTATCTCACAAAGTAGCCACTCAGCTAGGTTACGACCCCAAGGAACTCTAATGGTAGCAGCAGCTTGTAGTGAAGAAAAATTTATTGAATTGTGGAATAAACTTGGTTCTCCACAAGCGGTAGCAGATGCTATCGGGGTTAATGTTAGAACTGTTCATGCTAGAAGAAATAGCCTAGCTTCTAAAGGTATTGTTTTATCTACCACCAACACTCAGGGCAGAAAAGTTTACTTTGATAAAGAAACAATGGAAGTAAGGTTGCAAGACAGATTAAGTCAAGCATACAGTAATGTTAGAAAAGGCATCACAATGGATAAGGGTAGAGTCCTAGTATTCTCCGATGCCCACATTATTCCAGATTACGATACAACAGCATCAAGGGCATTAATAGAAATGATTAAAGAGTTTAAGCCTGAAGTCATTGTATGTAATGGCGATGCTTTCGATGGTCAAAAATTAAGCAGATTTCCTCGTATTGGATGGGAAGAAAGTTATACAGTTAAACAAGAATTAGATGCTTGTATTGAATATTTGGGTGAGGTTGAAGCTGCTTCTAAGTTTAAATCTAATTTAATATGGACTATCGGTAACCACGATTTAAGATTTTCATCTACATTAGCTAATTGTGCCGCTAACAACTTTGAAGGTATCAAAGGGTTTTCATTAAAAGACCATTTCCCTTTATGGCAATTTTGTTGGTCTTACTGGATTAATGACAATACACAAATTAAGCATAGACACAAAGGCGGATACAACGCTGGAAGGGCTAATGTGCAATCTAGTTCTGTTCATACTGTTACTGGTCATACCCATGTGTTAACAGTTCATCCATTTACAACACTTAACCAATCTTACCAAATGGGAACTATTTATGGCGTGCAAACAGGCACTCTAGCAAATCCTTTTGGACAGCAATTTGGATATATGGAAGATTCAGCCCGTGACCATAGAAGCGGTTTTGCTATGCTTACATACGAAAATGGTCAACTACTACCACCAGAGTTAATACAAGTATGGGATGAAGAAAATGGTCAAGTAGCCTTTAGAGGGAAAATATACAATGTTTAGTGTGGTTTATAAAAAAGGCATAAACTACCATAATGCTTTATTTATGAGTCATTTTGTATCATATACTTTACAAATATTACCGAAATGTAACTTATAAGATACAGTTTGTGTAATTCCACTTTTCAAAAGAGGATTTGCATAAATCAGGTGTAATTGGGTGATTTATTGGGTGACTAATCCAGCCATGTATATGATGACTGCTACAGCCTCTACAATCAACAAAGCATAGTCCCTGTATAGGTAGCCTTGGACTGTCCAAAGAAAACTTCCCATAAGCCCAAATAATAGGTTTAAAGGGTATATGTTAAGGCTAGTCAGGGCTATACCTACTAAGCATAACCCTGTGCCTGTCCATCTAAGCATTTTTAGCTAAATACTCAGCCATCGTTTGACGAATAGCTTCTCTGATTACTTCTAGTTCATCTTCTGACAAAGTAAAGTCTGCGTTCAAATTCATATATTCACATCTCCGTTAAAGTCTTCTGGGTAGTTTAGTATAGCCTTTGTCTTGGCTTGATTAAACCAGTCTAGTTGTTTACTTATGCCTTCTATATCATCTGCTGATATAGTTGCTTGTCCATAAGCGTATGGGTTTTTATCGGAGTCATAAAATACTTCAGCTATCTCAAAGTATTCTTTTTTATCTTCAATAGTTCTGACGATTCTATGATTCCAAGTCATTCTTTAATTCTTTCAATAAGTGCTAAATATCCTACTGAATCAGTAAGTGAGTCACGATGGTCTGGATTATTCATCATTCTTGCTAATTTTAACAAGACCATCATTGTAGCGACATCTTGTGCATTGACATCTTTTTTTAGATAAACACTCCAAAACTTAGCTATATTGTCTAGGTTTACAGATGGGTGTCCATAGGTCTTTTCCCTATCGCCATAAATAATTTCTTTTGCTTCGTCTAAGATGTTCATTTAATCCCATGCCTTTCTTCTATTGCTCTAGCAAATTCAACAAATCCAATAGTTTTCATGCTATGTCCGCAAGGAATTTCATCTATATGTTCTTGATGTAGTTCCCATATTTCCTCATCACTTAATGGCTTTGTTTGTGGTGTTTCTTCTTCATACAGTTTTCTGTATTCTCTAGCTAGTTGCTGTTGGTCAATGGCTTCTTCTTTCCATTTATCCAATTCTTCTACAAGTCTGCGAATCATGGCAGATGTTTTGCTATGTAGTGGGTCAGTTGTGCATAACAATATTTCATCAGCCAACTTTAATGCTTCTTCTTTCATTTAATCCCATGCCTTTCTTCTATTGCCCTAGCAAACTTAAATCCATAGTGAATACAAGTTCCTATTTCTTTTTCTAAAGCAAACCATACTTCTTTTATTTCATCATCACTTAATGGCTTTGTTTGCTTATCATTCCAAGTCAATGCTTTATATTTCTTAGTTAGTTCAAGGATGCGATAGTTCTTTTCTTCCAATTCTTCTACAAGTCTGCGAATCATGGCACACGCTTCACGAATCCAAGCATCTGTTTCACAATACTCCCAAGTTAGTGCTTCGCAATCTCTATCAGCCAACTTTAACGCTTCTTCTTTCATTTAATCCTTTCTTCTCTTGATAACTCAACACACTTACGATGTGCATCTTTATGCAAGTCTTTGACCTTCTCAAGATGTTCTATGTATTCTGCTGCTTCTTCTAACAAATCTGCTATACGGTCTGGTTCATTGTTCTGAACAGATTTACGAGTATCTATCTGCCTTCTAATCTCTGCCCGTTTTCTAAGTCTATAAACTAAGTCAGACATTACTTCATTCTCCTTAACAGAATCTCAGCCTTTAATACTGTAATCCTGTGGTCTTTCTTAATAACATAACTGCCATTAGGCATCTTAGCTTTTAGCAATTCTGCTAGTGCATCTGCTATTTCTTGTGGTACTTCTGGGTATCTCATTTTGTATGTAAATGGCAAGAAAATGCCACATCTCCTATTCTAAACATTCCTAAAATCCGACAGTCTTTGCTAATCGTAAGATAAGCACTACCAGTCCCAACGGTATTGCCAAGTATAAAAATAACAATAATGGAAACGATAGATTGTCTGATTCTTGACATTGCTTGTTTGAACATTGTTTTCTTCCTTGATTGCAATCTTGATTACATGACATATTTATCCCCTTATCCATGAAGCAGCTATATCGCATCTATTGGTAGCATTAGGAATAGGCTTGTTTTTATGCTTATACCTATACTTCTTTCTAAATACATACTCGACATCTGGCTTAGTCCCAAATCGGTACTTAGCTGTAGGTTTACTCTTATCGTTGCTTATCCATTCAGCAATATAGACCAAGCCCTGTTTCTTTAAGAAGTGCATATAGTTGCTGACAGTAGACAGGCTTAAATCCATCACTATGGCTAATTCGTGCTTTGACATAGCTTTACCAGATAAGAAGGTTAGTATGTCGTGGCTAGTCTTTCTAAATTTGCCACTATTGCACTTGTAAATTTTATCTCTATACATATTTAAGGTGACCTACTCGCTGCGTCTACTGGGAATGTGCAATATCTCGCACAAGCTGAGTAGTATCCAATAGCATCCGCTTTCGGTCATTATTTAGTTAAAAGGGTACATCTTGATTATCTAATTCTGCTGAAGCCCTAGCAGTAGGGTTTTGTCCTACTTCTTTCTTCTCTAGGTCTGAGAAATAAATCCACCCATCAAACGGAATTGGAAGTGCTTCAATCTTTAGCATTTCACCTTTGCCAGTTTCTAGTAATACACCTACATTGACATAGCGAGTTTTTTCTTCACCTTGTTTGTTGACATATGTTCCAGCCTTTGCTTTCAACTGTTTTTTTACAGCCATGTTACTTCTCCTTTAAACCTTTAAGTTTAGTTACTGTTTCGTCTACTTCTTTCAAGAAAGTAGATACTTCTTCTTCGAGTTTTGCAATGTACTCATCATCTCGTTCAACACGAACAATGAACAACTGCAAATCCTCTGGAAGTCTTGGGTCAAAGCTAACAAAGTCGCAATACTGTCTACCAGTTACTGCCATCTGTGTTTGCATTTGAGGAATATATTTACTAGGTGCTTTGCCTGCAATAAGTGTTTCTACTGCATTTTTACTTGACATACACTTTATTTCGATAAGCCCGTCATCTCCTACAAGCCCGTCAGGAGAACAACCAAAGTTATAAATACTAGGATGGTCAATAAAGCCTACTTCATCAACTAGAACGCTTTTAAACGCTTCGTATGCCATTCTTGCTTGAGGTTCTGTATCAGTTCCCCATTGCATATACTCGTTGGTAAAAGATTCTGCTTTTTGACCAGTAAGTCTTTCAACTACTAATTCTGTAAGGTAGTTAGCACGAGATGCACTAACGCCTGTTTTGGTCTTAGCCATTACATCAGCTACTCTAGAAGCCGTAACTTTGCCAGCCCTTAGTTTTAACCATTCTAAACTACCTTGTTCCATTTCTATCTCCTAACCAAAGGATTAGGGCTACAAACCCTAACCCAGCTAATAAACCTAATAAAAGTACAAATAGGACAATCATTATTCCACATTATCCATTTCGATACAAAGTTTAGCTAAATTACCGCTAATCTCCTCACATTTCTTAGCGCAGCTACCTGCATCAGACCAACGACCTTGTAGGAAGAAACTGTGCATTAAGCGCACTTCTACCTGTAAGTTAATCCATTCGTCCGAATAATCCCGCTTGTCATCTACTCTCATTTTTTACCTTTCAATACTTTAGTTTTGTTTTGCTGCAATATTTCAATGGGTACTTCTAATCGTTTTACATAGTTATCTGGGTGACAACACCACTTAGACCCCATGCTTTCAATAAGCTGCTTAGACTTTTGCAAGTTATATGTAGGCATAAAGTCTAGTACCGCCCCGTATCTACCAGACTGCATCATCTGTTTAATTAAGCTGATTTCGTTGGATGTCATGCTAATTCCTTCTTCTTCAACTCCTTAGCATCATTGATTAGCTTTAGTGCTTCTTTGTCTTTGCTTGCTACTTTGTAACCTTTTGCAAAAGCAGTCTTTAATTGTTCCATGTCGGTACACTTAGCAATATCTTCAACTAATGCAGTTACATCGACAGGTTCTGCTTCAGCTTCCCATAAGTCCTCACCAGCATACAAACTTAGACCTAAACCATGTAAAGCAATGGCTTTAGCCAAGCATCGTTGCATAGCAGTATTTACAGCAAAAGCATCAGGGTTTGGAATGGCTTTGTTGCGATAGTCCATCACAGGTAACTGTGCAGTCATAGACTTACCAAAAGCATTAACTGTGCAGAACACCATTGCAGTTTCACCAAACAATACTGGCTGACCATAAGACCAAGTAGCCATTGGGTCGTGTTGTAACAATGTATCTACAGCCCAAGCCCATGATAAATAGCTAAGACCGTTCTTTTTTTCAATCTTGCTAGATACATCAATCTTTCTTAATTCTGCATATTTACTCATTTCATTCTCCTAAAAAACTTAATTAAAAAACTGCGCCAAACAAAATATAAAGCCAAAGACTTACTACAACCAGAATACCGTAGCCTACGATATTTATTCATCATTTCAATACCTCTGCTGATTTAAGTTTGCCTGTTTCGCCATCCCAAACCAGATGAAAATTTCCAATCTCAATATACGACCTATCTCTTTTTGTTTTATCTTCTATTGAAGCTAAACAAGCATACAAAGTCATACTTTCACCGTGGTCAGGTTTTGGTTCAGACTTAATGCGGTATTCAGCATCTTCACTCCATGTTGGCAAACCTACACACCAAAAACCTTCTCGGTCTTTAAACTCAATCTCAGCACCATCAGCCCATGCTTTTATTAGTTTTGCGTGTTTATGTGGTTTCATTTCAATACCTCTGCTGATTTAATAAATGCTGTAAAACAATCTAAACAACAATTAAAACTTAGATATTCACCCAAACTTGTATCTACCTCTAATATTGTTTTTTCTTCTTTACAGTAATCGCACATTTGAGTTCCTACAGAAATGCTAACTGGTCTACCATATGCTTCATCTATTGAGTTGTGTAAATGTTTCATCATCTCTCCTCATAAGGAAAACTGCACTTAGCTAACTGGTCACAAGCTAAATCAGTAGCAATTCTTTCCCAGTATTCTGTGGTCTGATTCCACAACATACGACCAAGTGCTTCAAAATCTCTGTTTTCTAGCAACTCTTTGATTCGTGCTTCTTGTTCTTTAGTTGTGCCATCAATGATAGCTTCGCCAAAGTTAAACAAGTTGTATGGGTTATATTCTTCAGTATTTAGTAAATCAACGATTCTATCTTCCATGACTATCTCCTTAAATAAACAAAGCAAACATTGAACCGATAATTGCACCAAGAACTGCTGCACCTAAAATATCTAACTTAGTAACTTTCATGATTACCCCTTATTGTTATTTGAAATATTGAAAAATCTAAAGTTGTTGCCCATAGCATCATTAAAGATTTCTTTAATCTTGAAATAACCTTTATGTTCTGGGTGCTTATTGCACAACTGGCTATGCAACTCATTAGCTTCTTCAATGGTGTTAAACCATTTAACGATATTCCAATCTTCAAAGGTATATTGCTGTACACAGTAAATAGTATTCATTTGATTCTCCTAAACAGTTAAACAATTAAACTTCAGTAATAGAGATAATGAACTAGAATACTTACACCAAAATTACTGACTAAAGTGTAGGGT